CCTGGATAATTGTGGTAAAAATTGTTTCATACATACCATGACGGTCTATTTTTTTGTAGGTTAAACGGTAATTTTTCATAGTTTGAAATTGGTTTTTGGTTAAACATGAAGCAAAGTTACAAAGGTTTTTAATAGTTGCAAATAATTGTTTATAATTAATTAATTTATAATTAGTCTAAATAATCTAACTTTGATTAATCGGATTTTTCATAGATTCTTACGGTTGCAATAAAATTGTTTAAATATGGGCAAAGGAGGAAAACGGGAAGGATCGGGAAGGAAGCCAAAAGTAAACGAGGTTAAGCTCGTTGAAAAAATGGATTCAATTAGCGTACCTGATGAAATATGGAAGGCTCTTTTGTACAAATGCCAACAAGGTGACACAGGAGCTTTAAAGCTTTGGCTTTCGTATCGGTACGGATTGCCCAAACAGCAAATTGATGTAACTACCAATGGAGAAAGCATAGCGCCTCCAATTAGTTGGTTAAATAAAGAGATTGAGTTCAAAGATGTTGATACTATAGATTATGATCCAGTGGATAGTATTAAGATAGGTATTCAATCCCTTGAGAATGAGGAGGATATGTAACAATATGTATCAATATAGGGGGGGGTATGTTCATGAGTGTAGCCCAACCAGGTGGAAAACCCAAATGCCCAAAATTCAGATATTCAAAAAAGGGGGTACCCCTTATCCTGAGTGTACAGGAATGAAACGGAAAATGGATTTCCCCAATTAATTAATTTAGCTATGATTCAACTTTTAGACGATTACAAGCCATTATTCTACGAACACCCTGACACGAGGTACTATTTAGTTACGGGTGGTAGAGGAAGTGGTAAATCGTGGACATTGGCTTTGTTTCTGCTGAACTTGACTTATGAGAAGGGTCATGTGATTCTTTTCACTAGATACACCTTGGTGAGTGCGTTTATTTCGATTATTCCAGAGTTCTTGGATAAGATTGAGATAATGGGAAAGATGAATGACTTTGATGTGACTCAGAGTGAGATTATAAATAAGTTGACTGGGTCGAAGATTCTGTTCAGGGGGATTAAGACTAGTAGTGGGGTAAATACTGCGAACTTGAAGTCGATTGCTGGATTGTCGACATGGGTAGTGGATGAGGCTGAGGAATTGACAGACCCTGACATATTTGATAAGGTGGACTTGAGTATTAGAGCTAAGGATGTTTACAACAGGGTTATCTTGGTAATGAACCCATCGTACAAGAGTCATTGGATTTATCAGGACTTTGTAAAGAATAAAAGAAAGGATACGACTTACATCCACACGACATACTTGGATAATAAGATTAACCTGAGTGAGTCGTTTGTGCAGGCTGCTGAGAAGACTAAGCGAGAGAATAGGGCTAGGTATGACCACTTGTTCATGGGTACTTGGTTGGATGATGCGGAAGGAATGTTGTGGAACAGGGCGATACTTGGCAAGGCTAGGGTTGATGAAGCTCCGAACTTGAAGCGGATTGTTGTTGCACTTGATCCTGCGGTGACTGCGAACATGAATAGTGATGAGACAGGTATTATCGTGGTAGGGAAGTGCAAGGAAGGGTTTGGGTATGTGTTGGAGGATTTGTCAGGGAAGTACTCTCCGAATCATTGGGCGAAGATTGCTAACGATGCAGCGTTTAGGTGGAATGCAGATTGTATTGTGGCAGAGAAGAATCAGGGTGGAGATATGGTGGAGGCTGTGTTGAAGGCTCAGGGGACAACCACGAGGATTAAGCTAGTATCGGCTACCAAGGGTAAGTATGTGAGAGCGGAGCCTGTGTATTCGTTGTATGAGAAGGGGCAGGTGTACCATGTGGGGTCGTTCCCATTGCTAGAGAGTCAGATGGTGACATTCGACCCTGATAAGGGGAAGTCTCCCGATAGAGTGGATGCGTTGGTATGGGGATTGACTGAGTTGATGGTCAAGAACCGAAGTAATGGGTTCGTGTTGATAAAAGGAAAATTATTTAGGTAAAATTAGTACTTTTACAAAAAAGTGAGATATAGATGAATCTACTGAAAGCGTTTAGAACTAAGGATGCAGGTTTGCCTGTGGCTTTGCAATGGCAGTATATTAAGGGAGTATGGATGCCTTATGATGCAAAGGATGGTATTTACATTGATAAAGCGTATAAGGCTATCCCTGTTGTTCAGTCAGTAGTTTCTAAGATAGTAGAGAAGAGTGCGGATGCTGCACCGATGTTGTATAAGATTAAGGACAAGCGGTTTGCAGAGAAGTATTACGCTAAGAGAAAGTATTTGAAGAGTAAGGAGAATGCTACGGAGTTGGCGAAGTTGAGGGTAAAAGCGTTTGAGTCGATTGAATCTCATCCGTTCTTGCAGTTGATGGATATGCCCAACCCGACTAGCACGGGAAGACAGTTAAGAGAAGAAGTTGCAGGATATCTGTTGATTACGGGAAATGCGATTGTATATGCGAGTGTACCTGGTGCAGGAGTGAGAGCCAAGCAGCCGATTGAGTTGTGGAGTGTTCCGAGTCCGACTGTGAAGCCTGTGATGTCAGGGGAAAGAACTCAGCCGTTGGCAGGATATGCGATTACATATAACTTTGATAATGTTATCCCGAATGAGCAGATTGCTCACTTCAAGTACTTTAACCCTGTATCTGAGTGGCAAGGGTATGAGAGTACTTTCTGGGGATTGAGTCCGCTAAGGTCTAGTGTTAGTATTATCTCTCAGAAGAGATATGCTGATGTGGCCCAAGGGTCATTGTTTGCTAACATGGGGCCGAGTGGTATTGTTAGTGGTAATGCACGACACAGCGATCAGGCTGAGTTGACTGCTGAGCAGGCGGTTGCGATTAACGATTCGTTTAGACAGAACCACATGGGTGCCCACAACGCTGGAGACATTGTTGTGACTCCCTCAGACCTGAAGTGGGTGCAGATAGGCTTGAGTCCTGTTGATATGGGTATCTTGGACTTCAACGCTGACTTGGAGCGACAGATTGCTAACATATACGGATACCCATCTCAGTTGCTGACTCCTCAGGGAACATTGGCGAATAGTGAGACAGGTGATACACGAGTGATTACGAACTGCGTATTGCCGTTGCTCAGAAAGATGGATGATGTGTGGACTAAGATGGTTCGTCAATGGTATGGAGACAACAGCTTGGTAGTAATGTCTGATACCGATGTTTATCCTGAATTGGAAGGTGATAAGAAGGAGTTGGTACATTGGATGCGTCAGGCTATGGTATTCAGCCAGGATGAGATTCGTGAGGCACTAGGATATGGAACGATTGTAGATGAGACTCAGGTGTTGGTTCCTACGAACTATATGCCGTTGGCTGACATGAGAAGTGGAGACTTGGAGGTTGATACTGTGCCGAGTGGTCGGAATGTACCGAGAGAAGACGAAGACATCGAAGATGATGATACAGACCAAGATTTTGACTAAGAACTTTGTAGCTGTTGATGGGATAATAACTGTCAAGGCTCAGAGGTTGGGCGAGGAGTATACCTGCTGGTGCAAGGCCGAGGATTATACATTCGAATTCAAGGAAGGAATGAGTACCAAGGATATTATAGAGCAGACTATAAAGCTGCTTTCTGTAATGCCATAACTAAATATAAACACGATGATATCAGAAGAAGAATTCTTGAAGGCAGAGATTGAATCTCTGAATCTAACGATGAACAATGAATTGTTTGTAGGATTAGCTAAGAGTGTAGCTAACTACTGCAAGAAGTTTGATCCTAGTAGTGTTATTGACTACGGGTGTGGCACAGGAGTGTATAGTGAGGTGATGCGACAGGAGGGATTTAACATCATGGCACTAGATGTGTTCAAGAGCCACAGAGATTACTGCAAGGAGCAGTATAGCGAGTTGAAGGTGATTGCTAGACCGAAGGCAGCAGAGATGATGTTGTTCATCGAGGTTGCGGAACACATGACCGACCAAGAGATTAAGAATGCCATTGATGTTATAGAGCCTGAAATGATATTGTTTAGCTCTACTCCACATACTACTGCTAACGATGCAGAGTGGGGACATATTAACATTAAGCAGGAGGAGGAATGGATTGCATTCTGGAAGGTTATAGGGTATAAGGTATTAGAGAAACCATCAACTCCTACGACATGGACTCTGATGCTAGAAAAAATTTAATCTACTTTATTTACTACGATGGCACATTAAACCATTTCCATGTATTGAACTTAAAGTTCTTGCAAGAGTATTGGAATGTGTTTGATGGTCAGAGGATAGTTAAGATAGCCGTAAAGGGTGACTATAATTTGGCACCTATTGTGGATATGCTGCCAAAAGACTGCGAGTATCGAGTGGTGCAGAACGATGCTAAGTTTGGTGAGTGTACTCACTTCTTAGACTCATTGGTAGAGATAAATGGTGGCATGACATTCTATGCACATTGCAAGGGAGTTACTCGACCTCAATGGTCTGGATTAAACATTTGGATTACACATCTGTATCGAAAGAATTTGACTACACCTCCTATATTGGGAGATAAGCTATTTGCAGGTGTTTGTGCTAAGCTACTGCCGTGTCCTCCGTATGTGCCGTATCCGTTTCACTATTCGGGATCATTCTATTGGTTTGCTACTGATAAAGTTAAGGCAAGACTAAAAAATATGAAGTTGACCCTAGACAAGTACTTGACAGAGCAGTTCCCAGGTATTATGGCAAATAAAGATGAATGTATATTC